ACAAAGAACTAGAATTTTTTATGGATCAATTCGGATTAGTCGAGTTGAAGGAGTACCAAGTTGATCCAGAGTTTGACCAAGTAAGTGAACGTCAATTATGTATGGCTAAAGATTACTTTAGAAGTCCATACGATGATCAAGGGGAGGTAATGTTCTAATGATATTTCACTTGTTCGCACCTATGACTTGTTACTTGGCATTACCTTTTATCATAGCCATAGGTGTGACATTTGGGATACACAAAGAAGAAATAAATACAATGACTATTTACTTAATTGAATTACAAGTGTATACAGTATTTGTAGTTTTACAGATAATCAAAAGGAGAATAAACTAATGCCATATATACCAACAAAACAAGAAGAAGCACGTCAAAAGAAATGGAAGACAGAGAAAGAAAGAAAAGATAATATCTTGAATACATCTTTTGACAAGCTAACTATGAAACAACAGGATGCGTTCAAAGAATTGTGGAGTGCTCTTCACGATTGGGATAACGAACTAGTTGAGATGGATGGTGACTGTTTTGCATCTACAGAAAGAGCCTTACGGAAAACCCGATGGAAGTTATACCATGCATTCCCAAATGTAACGCAGAGAAAGGAGGAAGATGATGTCTAGTACATGCCAGAATATCTTAACTATTAGCGGTGGTATCGAAGTCATAACAGCTATAGAAAAAGCCTGTGATGATGGTACTTTACTGGAATATCTTAATCCTATTGGTGAATGGGAATACGAGAAATCCGTAGAAATGTGGGGTACAAGTCGGGAAGCTTACAGTATTGAGTGTAGTCCACCCGAATTAGAGGAAGGAGATTGGTGGGTGCATATCTCATTCGATACTAAAGACGCACCACCTATCACTGCATACGAGGCGGCAATGGAAAGGATAGGCGTAGGACTATCAGCCTCGTACTACAATGACACACATATCTTTGTAGGTGTATTCGATAATGGTAAGGACAAGAGATACGACATAGACTACGATGATGATTGGTGGTTCGCAGATATACCATCAGACTTGAGGTGGGAGTTCGAATTAGATGGTGAGTACGAGTACTACAGAGAGTGTAAGAGAGAGGAGCTTATGTAGTGGAAGTATTAATTTGGATAGCGGCATTGATTATTTTCTTGACGATACCGATGCCGCCCCACCAAACAATCTGGACTGGAAGATTATTGGTGATTGTATTTGTAATAATAAGCATAGCATACGCATTGAAGGTAATATAATGAACATGAGAATAACATTCGGAATGGATACCCAGGATTTACCTAACTCTTACGTTATCGTAGCAGAGAAGGAGGACGGTACACTTGAGGTATTAACTAAGAAACTAAACATAAGAGAGGCTCGTAACCACTTGGAGATATTCAACCTACACATAAAAAACGAGGAGCTAGAGAACATAAAGAAAGCTTTCATATTTAATTTAAAGGAGGTAGCTTGACAAATCAGTTTAGTTGTGATACCCTATCTTATACTTAAAGTATTATTGTTTTAAGTATAATAATACTCTAAACAAATATACTTAAAGGATAGAGACATGAGATGTTATTGTTGTAATAGAGCAGACGCAACCTTTTCTGACAAGAGAATGAATAGGTACTATTGTGTTGACTGTAAAGATGATATAAACAAAACAGCCTACAGTACCTTTGGAAGAGATGATCTCGAAAGGATATTTAGGATAAACGAAGAGGATGAAATAAAAAAGATTGTCAACATAAAAGAAAAATATCGAGAGTAGTCTTTACAAATCGATTAGAATGTATTAATATATAAGTATGGAGATTAGAAATGTTAGAAGTTGGTGGGTTGTTATGGTGGCAATGGTGGATACTAATCATGGTTACTATCAACACTGGTATAAATACGATTCTGTTTTTCAAACACAGGTTCAAGGGTAATAAAAATGATTGATGTAACTTTAATAGATAGTATGGGCAGTGACTTGACTGTAGTAAACTCTGCTCGTGTAAGCTTCAACAAGAAGAGTGATTGGGATGAAGACAATACACTTACGGTGAGTGACGGTATACTCATATCGTACCTCGCAAGACACAAACACATGTCACCTTTTGGACATTGTTTTGCTACCTTCCATGTCAAAGCACCAGTGTTTGTAGCTAGGCAGTTAGTCAAGCACAAGTTCCTAAGATGGAATGAGGTAAGTCGTAGGTACGTGGATAATGATCCTGAATACTTTGATCCATCCGTCAGTGTCTCACGATGGAGAGGACGTGCAGATGATAAGAAGCAAGGTAGTCGAGGTGTTGTAGAAGTATCAAACAATATGATTAGCACATTAGCGAAGCATACTATGTGGTGTAACAAAGCGTACAAACAATTACTTGAAGAGGGTGTAGCACCAGAGCAAGCACGTATGGTGTTGCCTCAGAGTACTATGACAGAATGGTACTGGTCTGGTAGTCTTGACGCATGGTTTGATATGTGTAAGCTACGACAAGGGGATGATGCACAAGAGGAGACACGTTTAGTTGCTAACTCAATTAGTATGGACATGAGCACACTGTATCCTAAATCCTGGAAAGCTTTGATGGAGAATAATAGATGATAGCTAAAGAGATAACACACAAACCATGTCCTCATGTGGAGTGTGATAGTTCAGATGCCTTTGCTTTTAATTCTGAGAAGAAGACAGGTTTCTGTCACAGTTGTGAGAGAACATACCCAATGAAAGGAATGAACTTGAAGTCATGGGCAAAGGATGAATATCCATTGGAAGAGATAACAAGAACACTAAAGACTACAGAGATCGAAGGACTTGGTGATTACGTTACTTATCGTGGGGTACGTAAAGATGTAATGGAGTTCTTCGGGGTGCAGACATTTGGTTTCAATCAAGTGTACAAGTATCCATCAGGATTCAGAAAGGTACGCAACACAAAGGAGAAGAGTTTCAAGACAGACAAGGGGTTCAAGACTGATGAACTATTCGGTATGGACAAGTTCAATGCAGGTTCATCAAGGTCTGTAGTTGTATGTGAAGGTGAGCTAGATGCTATGTCTGCTTTCCAAATGCTCGACAAGAAGTATCCTTGTGTGTCTGTTCCTAGCGCAACACCTAACCAGAAACTCTGGCAAGGTAAGTCAAAGGAATGGATTGATAGCTTCGACAGGATTGTGTTGTCAGTTGATAACGATGAGGCAGGTAGGGCATTGGCTACCAAGATAGGAGCACTCTTCCCGAAGAAGACTTATCAGATTATACACGACAAGTACAAAGATGCTAATGAGTTTCTTGAAGGGAATGCTAAACCAAGTTACGCTGCAGCATTCTACAATGCGAAGAGGTACACACCAGATAACATTCGCAGTACTCCTGAACAGTTCCTTGAGTTGTTCGAGAAACAAGACGATGCTATCTTTGTATCAACAGGCATTGAGTCCTTTGATGATGTAGCCTTGGGTCTAATGCAAGGACACTTCACTGTGTTTCAAGCACCCGAAGGTATTGGTAAGACTGAGTTCATGCGTTACTTGGAACATCACGTACTGACTGAGCACAAGGATATATCCATTGCGATATGTCATCTCGAAGAGACAGAAAAAAGAAGTGTGTTAGGTTTAGTTTCTTATGATCTAAATATGAACTTGACACGTAAAGATTTAATACAAGAACACGACATGGAAGAAGAGGTCAAGCAATCGATCATCGATTTAACCAAAGATGAGAGACTATACCAGTTTCAGATTGCTGTTGACGAAGACCCTATGGACATCTTAGAAAAGATAAGATACTTTAGGGAAGCATGTGGTGTAAGCTATGTATTCTTTGAACCGATACAAGACTTAGCTTACTCACGTAAAGGTGATGAGACAGTAGAGAAATGGTTGTCTGGTTTGTCAGTGCAGCTGTCTCGACTAGCCTCAGAACTTAATGTGGGTATCGTAACCATCGCCCATGAGAATGATGATGGACAGGTACGAGATTGCAGAACCATTGCGAAACGTGCATCTGTTGTAGTTAAACTAGAACGTGATAAGATGGCAGAGGATCGTGATGAAAGGAACACGACAAAGCTCTTACTCGTCAAGAACAGACCTGCAGGAAAGACAGGGTTCGCAGGAAAGCTCATCTTCAACGAAGCAACCTTTAAACTCTCAGAGGATAGAGGACGATGGAGCTAATCCGTTTGACGATGTTACACACTGGATAGGGGAACTTGATGATAGTATTCGCAGACATAGAAACAAACGATCTAAACGCAGATAAGTTGTGGTGTATTTGTGTTAAAGAAAAAGACACAGGTAAGACACATGAGTTTCTTAACCTACATGAAGATGAAGTAGAGCGTACTAGATTTAAGGACTACGCTAAGAAAGTAACACGATGGGTAGGGCATAACTTTATTAACTTCGATGCACCTGTAATCAACAGACACTTAGGTAACGTGATCAGTATGTCGAATGTCGTAGATACGCTAGTCGTTTCTATGCTAATAGACTTCGGTATTGGATCACACAAGTTGGCTACATGGGGAGAAAAACTAGGCTACCCTAAAGATGATTTCAAAGACTTTCAGGGTGGCCTAACTCCAGAGATGTTAAAGTATTGTCACAGAGATGTAGAGGTAACAGAGAAATTATTCAATCACTTTTCCCCACACGTTATGTCACAGGCATGGTCACAAGCAATGAGACTAGAGCATGATGTAGCAATCATATGTCAGGAAATGCATGACGGTGGGTTTGAATTTAATATAGATGTTGCAAATAAGTTACACCTAGATATTACTAAGAGACTACAAGAACTAGAGGAGAGAATACATCAAGCATTCCCACCAAGACTAGAGTTAATAAAGACTATCAAGTACAGAGTCAAAGAAGACGGTGGTTTGTTTAAGAACGTAGAGAAAGCACTCGAAGAGTTTCCTGAGACTAAGATAGAAGAGGATATGCTAGAGTGTTATGACTACGTATCGTTCAATCCTGGATCGACAAAGCACAGAGTAGAGAGACTATGGGAAGCAGGGTGGAAACCTACAGATAAAACGAAAGGACACATCAAAGCCATACGAGAAGACAACAAGGAGAAGCTAGAGCACTACGGTTACTATGGTTGGACTGTATCTGAGGAGAACCTCAAGACACTGCCTGACGATGCCCCTGAAGGTGCTCAAGCTTTAGCTGAATGGTTAACACTGGAAGGAAGAAGAAGCACACTTGCTGAGTGGATACAGGCTTTCTCAAATAGCAATGACAGTTGTATACACGGACAGTTTTTACACATTGGTTCATGGACAGGACGTATGGCTCACAGACATCCTAACATGGGTAACATACCAAGTGTCTTTCATGGTGAACCGAAGAGTGCAGTAGAGAGAGTGAAGAAAGATTATGATGGAGACTTCAGAGATTTATGGACAACACCTGACGGTTGCTATCTTGTGGGTACGGATGCTTCAGGAATCCAACTTCGGATACTGGCTGACATCATGGAGAGTAAGCAGTACGTTAAGGCGATTATCGAAGGAAAGAAAGAAGAAGATACGGACATACATAACCTCAACCGTAAGGCATTGGGTCTGAAGAATATCACAAGAGACATGGCTAAGACTTTTATCTATGCGTTCTTACTTGGAGCAGGTACACAAAAGATTGCTCAGATACTAAAGACTAATGCAAGAGAAGCTAACAGAG